CGGGTGGTTGTGGCGAGGGCGCGGGTTTATTCAATGCACAGGCCGTTTTAATTATAGGGCTTTTGCCAGCGAAATGCGTTTACCAGAGGTGATGGAAAACCCAGATTTAGTTGCAACAGAATACGCTATGGAAAGCGCGATTTGGTATTTTGACAAAAACAATATTTGGGTTCACTGCAAGCACGTTACGGATGATACCATTAAAACTGTAACTAAAGCAGTTAATGGCGGAACGCACGGTTTGGATGATAGAATGGAACAGACTTATAAAATCTATAAATGGCTTGCGCCTGATTGATCGCACGTTTATAAATTTTGAGCGGGTGGTTATCATCACAATACAAATCGCTGTGTCCCAATCGGGCGGTTGTTTACCTCGGATGACGTTGCTACCAAAAAGCGCCAACTTTTAAATCTCAACGGCCACCCGCACGACATTACATCCATTTAATTTCTTTAACTGGCAACTCAGGATATTTATTTCTTCTTCCAGAAATTGCTTTGTTGTACTTTGGTCTAAATCTTTCAACAAGTTCCGCTTCTTTTAGAAGTGATGGTTTAGGACACGTTTCACCTTCCGATTTTATTATCTCAAAAACTATTGATTTTACTTCACCCCACCAATCTTTGCTCCCACGGTGCTGTCCTAATCTTTGGTCAAGGTCATAAGTGCAACCGATATAAAGATAATTATCGTCTTCATCTAAACAGGCGTAAACGTAATCGTAAGTCCATCCTTTTGCCTGAGTTTGCATTGACCTAACAAAACGCTTCCGTTCATTCCACGAAAACCTTTTATCTTCATAAAATAAATTACGAACATCATACTCATATCTTACATTTTCAAACATTTGATTTCTTTGATAAGCCATTAGAATATAATCCCTACCATCATCATTAAACCTGCGCCGCTGATAAAGCCAATAATTGCCCCAATTAAACCTGCTGCGTTTATCATGCGTTCTATTTCTTTGTCATCCATCACTATTTACCCCAAAAACTTTGCGAAACGCATCGTCCAAAATCTTTTCTATGTCCTGTTCAGTCATGTGTTCTTTCCTTTGGTTTTTGATTTGGTAGATAATAAAGCCAATAATCGGGTTTATTTTTTTGATAATCCAAGCGGTATTTTTTCAACCTACCCATTTGCACAAGGCCATTCATTAGACCGCTAATAACGGAAGCGTTCATGCCCATGTTATCGTCGCCCATAATGTTTTTAAGTTCTGGCACTGTGTAGTCTTTGCCGACTTCAAAAAAACTAATAATGTGATTTCTTCGATCTTCCGATATTTTTAGCAATCGGATTTTGTCTTTTTGCATTTGTTGTTTGTTGGGTGTTTTTATTTGCATTGGAAGTGCTGGGCGTTTTCCCGATTTTGCCATTTCAATTTCAAATTCTAAAACATGATAACCCCAAGCAATTTCTCCAATTATCTCTGGGCGATGTTCTTTTTGCATTTCTTCTAATGCTAATTCTTTTCGATGTTTCTTTGGATCAGTTGCCCAAGCGCGAGAATTTCCTCTAATTGTTGCGTCAGATTTTGTCTGCTTTGTTGTTTTGATTTGTCTATCATTAACTTCAACAACCTTTGTTGTCTCGCACACGCAATTATCAACTCCGCATTTGTCACAAGTTCTATCCTTTACAGTTTTAAATTTTATACCAAACCGCTTTGCGTTGCGGCTTACTGTTGCCGGGGAAACATTTAATATCTCAGCCGTTTGGGTTTGATCTAACCCATTTTCGGCGCACCGCGCCATAATGCCAATATCGTTTTCTTTCAGCTTCACGTTCATTTTAATAACCCCGCTCCGCAAAGTCTTCATCAATATACTCAATTAACGTGCAGTGATATTGCTTTAAGATTTCATTGCTCAATCGCTTAGAAACTGGATCGGTTTTACCGGGGCGGCAAATGCTTGTGATTTCGCTTTCTATTTCACCCGGATCATCCGCCCATCCAATTCCTTTTGAGGCTTCGTAATAAACCTCAATATCCAATTCGATGCCTTTAATTTCAACTGCGGTTTTGATTGAGTAATAATTCATGATCTGCTCCTGTTATTGATATGCACTTTTGTATTGTGCATTTTACATTAGTGCAAGCGGTTATTTACAGAAATAATACCAATCCGAATAAACCAGTTACAAACAAAACTTCTCCTACAACTTCCCAATCCATAATCATTACTCCTTTTCTTTGATTAAACTGTAGCTGGCAATTTTAGCACCGTTATCGGTTGTGATGATTTCGGTGTGAATATCGTGGCCTTCATCCCGTAAGTTTTTAATCCGTGCTGCGAGTCTAAACGATCCGATATATTGCAGGGCGTCGATTGCGGTTATTGGCTGCGTTCTCATGTATTGCAGAATTTGTTTTGTCTGGGTTTCCATTTTGTTTCTCCTTTTACAATTGGATTTTTTTCAAGTTTACCAATTGGATTTTTTTCAAGTTTGTGGGGAGCCGAAGCTCCCCGTGTTGATTAAGTTATCTTGGGGATGGTGCCGCACACGTAGCAAAAAAACTTTTCGCTCTATTCTCTTTGCGCTGGGCAGCCCATTCAGCCAAATAATCTGTTTTCTCCCATTCGGCCAAAGTATCCTCAGACGGGCCGCTCCAAGCTGGGTTTTCAGCAAAGAATTTCTTTTCGGCTTCAGTAAATTTTCCCATTGGGTGTCTCCTTTGTTTGTGTTTATACATTATATGTATATTACGTTTTACACTATTGCAAGGGGGATTTACAACTTTTTTTAAAAAAACTATTAATGCGCCATGTACCGTGTTGAAATTGAGGTAGAGGGGCAACCCGAAGGCAAGGCCAGACCGCGCATGAGCCGTTTTGGTCACGTTTACACGCCTCAGAAGACCAGAGAGTATGAAAAGCGCATTAAGGCGGCTGCGTGGGCTGCTATGCAGCGGGAACGGTTAGAGCCTACTAACAGGCCCGTTCACATAGATATGGTTGCTTTTATGGACATCCCGAAAAGCTGGTCAAACACTAAAAAGATTGCCGCTGAATTTGATGCCTTCCGCCACACCACAAAGCCAGACTTAGATAATATACTTAAAGCGGCCTTAGACGGCATATCAGGGCCGCAGGGCGTTATATTGGATGATAAGCAAGTTCACAGCGTAAAAGCTAAAAAGGTGTTCTGTCACCCCGACAGAGGCCCGGTGCTTTATATATCGGTCTGCTGGGAATACGAGTAATCTGGCCCATAAAGATCGCGCCATTCTTTCGGGCTTTGGTGGATGGCTATTTTACTGTTGTCCCATAACCCTTGGTGGTGTCCCTCGCATAATGGGATCGCCATTCTATCAGCGGTTTTTGATCTGCTGAACCGATCGTGAATAACGTGGTGAGCTTGTGTGGCTGACATTTGTGGCAAATTAAATGCCTCGCAAACGCAGCAATTCTTTTCCCGAAGCGCCTGTAAGAACTTCGGGTCTTTCTTTGCCTTGTCAGGCTTTGGGTTAGACCACACTAATTCCATTTAATCCTCAGCTGGCACCAGCTGCCAACAAATATAAGTAAAGACCCTCTGTTTAATTACCATCTATTTTTTCCGTTTCTTTATCATAGTATTTTTTTGCCCATTTAGTGGTTAAGTGCAATTCCCTGCCATGTAAGTGAATACCACCAACTTCATTTGAACTTTTAATAAACTCGTTAAACAAAATTTGTCTTTCTTTGTGATTTTTAATTATTCCATTTTTGTTTGGCTCTCTTTTGCAAAACTTTCTTGGTTTAGCGTAACAAACCGGACAAGGCATCGCTCGGATCATTAGCTGTTCATCTGAATATCTCAATACTTGTTCACTTTTGAATTGGGTCATAACCAACTGCCTCTGCTAATTTGCTCATGGCGAGTTCAAAATACGTCATAAACTCAGCCTGTGTCATTGCGCTAAACTCCGTGCTGTCCACATGGCGCACTATGCTATGCGTAAGCGGCGATATGGTTGTCTTGTAATAGCCGCAAACCAATTTTAATTCATGGTGTAAGTGCTGCGCTGTGGGCCACATACCAGTGCTTTCACACGCGGTTTTAAGCGTTGACCAATACAGGTTGTGATGGGGGTTTGATCTTGTCCCCGTCACTGACAGATTAAAAAGCTGTCCAAATTTGCACTCTCCAAGACGTTCTGCGTCATGCTGAGAGACAGGCAGCAATTGCCCATCCCTCAACTCAACTTGAATTTTAGGCACTTTCATTAGAACGGTATTTCATCGTCCATATCAGCGGACGCAGAGTTAACAGGGTTCACATGGTTAACAGGGTCATTAGAAGCGCCCTTGGAACCTTGAAGCGTTAAATCGTTAACCTTTACGCCCAAATATGTTTTGCCGTTGTATTCACGCTGTGTAAGCTCTCCGCTGACAGTAACCTTGGAGCCTTTGCGAACATATGGAACAACGGCTATGCCGCGCTTGCCCCAAAACGTGCAGTCAAAATACATGGTTGATTTGTTTGCGCCATAACCATCGTCAACGGCTAACGAAAACGAACCGAGTCCAGCCTTGTCCATTCCCCCCTCTTTAACTTCACCATCTTTGGTTGCAGTCCCTGCGATTGTAATGACTTTCATAATTCTAACTCCTTTTTGCGATCATCATGGGCTTCAACCATGCGGTTAAAGTCTTCTTCTGAAAGACCGACTTGGTTTATTGTTTTGACGTATTTTGGCTCAAACTTTTCAAACGCAGCCGCGCTGCAACCGTTGCTATAGAAATCAACAACCGCTTGCACCCGGTCTTCTGGCGCTATGCTCATTGGGGTATGCTTTGGAGCTATTGTTTCGTTTTTGCGTTCAACACCCACCATTTCGTTAGCAGACGCATATGTGCCGCCATGTAGCCCAAGCGAAGCCAATGCGCGTCCAATCGCAGATGTTTCGCAAACTTCCAAGGCTGATGTTTTCGTTATGTAGGATGACCCGCGTATTTCTTCTGCGAGGCCCGATCCAACAATAAAGCCGTCTTTGTCTTTAATGATGGCTCTAACCACCACTGTTTGCTGGTCATTATAAACCAACTCTGTTTCGATGCCGTAGTTGCCGCCAAACGTAATGCGGAAGGCTTCCATTCGTGTGGAAACCTCTGTGTATGATTTTCCGCCCTTTTGCATAACGCCGTGAGATTTGTTTAACTCACTGACAAGCTCCATAGCATCGTGGAATTTTTTGATCTCGGTCATTATTGATCTCCCTTAAAGTCTCTTATTGTTTTGCTTATTTTTTCGATTGCACCGACAGGAAAGTTTAGCTTGTTGTATTCGTCAAAGCTAATTTCTTTCTGTTCAAATTTTTTCGAAACTTCCATCCAGTGTTCCGTTAGCAATGTGTACATATTGCTAATTAATAACTCTTTATCTTGTGCGTTCATTGTTATTTCTCCCATTGTCTGCATCTTGGGGTTTACAATAGATAAATGCGGGTGTAAAGCATAAATTGCAAATAATTGATGGAGATTTAAATGCTAACGCCAGACGAAATTCGTGAAAAGTTGGTTGACGTAAACATGAGCAAGATTGCTAGGGAAACAGGTTTGACTCGCCCGACAATATATAAATTTTTAACCGGGGGTGAAAATATGCAGTATGATACTGTGAAGAAGGTTTCGGAATACTTTGAAAGGGAAGGGTAATGTCGCACCAAATGACGGCACTTGCTATGGAGCAGGACTTAGCCCCTGCCCCTAAGATTGTTCTGTATTGGATAGCTAACCACCACAACGGCGAAACTGGCTTGTGTTTTCCTAGCATAAACAGGCTGGCAAAGGTTTGCAGAATGTCCCGGCGATCAGTTGAAAAACATATAGCAGATTTAGCAGGGCTTGGCCTCATACAGGTGACACAAAGGTTTCGTCCGGAAGGTGGCAAGACTTCTAATAGCTACCAGCTACTTCTTAAGAGTTCCCAGGACTTCCATACCGATGCGCAAAATCTGCGTATACCTACGGCAAAAGCTGCGCATGGGCATACGCAAAATCTGCGCATGAATAACCTTGGAAGAAAGAACCTTGGAATAGAAGATAATATATTGGTCGAAAAGTTTGATGATTTTTATAAATGCTTTCCAAGAAAGACAGCGAAAGGATCAGCACGAAAGGCTTGGGAAGTTGCAGTTGCAAAGACCGACCCTGATGTTATTATTTCCAAAGCCGCTTTGTTTGCGGCGAGTGTAGATGGCAAAGACAAAAAGTTCATCCCGCATCCAGCTACATGGTTAAATCAAGAAAGATGGGATGATGAAATATTCGCTCAAGCAGACAGCGAACAAGATCAACAGAACTTAGTGCATAAGATATTTGCAGAAATGGTAAAGCCAAATGCGTGATGAACAGATACAGGAATTAACACTTAAACTTCTCAGCCGCCTTAACCCACCACGGGCGCTGACAGGCCAAGCACAAGCAATTAAGGATGAAGCCACGTTCCTTGCCAAGTGCATAAACAAGGTAGCTCCAAGCTACAATTTGACTGATTGGTTTGAAGAGTTTGAAGAGGCCGTGCTGGGTAACTTAGAAACTCGAACATGGCCCACAGCTAAGGAGCTATCGAAAGCGGCGCAGCAAATACGAAAAGCCAAGCCTGTTTTTGCAAATCAAAGCAGCGAAAGCGAATGGCTTTTAAACCCGGTTACAATTAATGCAAAGCGCATCCAAGGCGGTCATCCAGTTTGTGAAACGTGGTTAAGCGGTAAACGGGCGCAGTCTATGCTGGCGACTGGTATGATTACTGAGGTTGATCTTAATCGGTACAAAAAAGCGGCAAGGTTGCAAAATGAGCAATTGTATGCTTAAATTCAGATACTGTTCTTCCAGACAGTCTGCTCTGGTCAACTTGTCCTGTTGTTGACCGCCACCTATGACAGAGGGAAATCCTCCCAAAACTTCCCTCTGTCTTTTTATTAGCGCACCCTGAAAAGGACGTAAACGATGAACAAACAAAACTGGCCAGCAGATAAAGTGGAACGCAGAAGCATAGGAAGCATTATACCTTATGCACGAAATAGTAGAACACACAGCGATGAACAGGTTGCGCAAATAGCAGCCAGCATTAATGAGTGGGGTTTTACCAATCCAATCCTTGTTGACATAGATGGAGAAATTATTGCTGGGCATGGCAGACTTCTCGCTGCGCAAAAGCTCGGTTTGAAAGAGGTTCCCTGTATTACTGCTGTTGGTTGGTCTGACGCCCAGAAGAAAGCCTATGTCATTGCCGATAACAAGCTGGGGCTAAACGCTGGATGGGATGAAACGCTTTTAAAAATTGAATTTAAAGAGTTAGGTGATTTAAATTTCAATTTAGAGAAAACTGGTTTTTCTTTGGATGAACTAGCAAAGCTATTCGATGAGAAAGATGAAAAATATTCTGACGGTGTTTCCGGCAGTATGGTTGAAAACTATGGTGAGCCGCCTTTCAGTGTATTGGATACAAGAAAAGGAACTTGGCTTGAAAGAAAACGAAAGTGGCGCACGTTAATTGGTGACGAAGGCGAAACAAGAGAAGACACTTTGGCAAATGGTGGAATGCTTGGTGATGTAAATAACGGCGTCAGTCTTTTAGACCCTGTTTTGGCCGAAATTATTGTTACATGGTTTGGCAAAAAAGATGGTTTTGTTTTTGATCCATTCGCTGGAGATACAGTTTTTGGTTTTGTCGCTGGTTCCATAGGTATGCAATTTTCTGGAATAGAGTTAAGAAAAGAACAAGCTGATCTTAATCAAAAACGATGTGATGCGGCAAACCTGCCATGTGTTTATTACAATGACACCAGCGAAAATATGGATAATTATATAGAAGATGAAAGTGTTGATTTAATATTTAGTTGTCCACCTTATGCGGATTTGGAAGTTTACAGCGATGATCCAAACGATTTAAGCAATATGAGCCACGACAATTTTTTTGTAATTTATAAGAAAATTTTGCAAAACACTTTTGCCAAACTAAAAGAAAACAGATTTGCCGTCATTGTAATGGGTGAAGTCCGTGGAAAAGGTGGTTCATATATTGGCACAATTCCAAACACCATAAACATAATGGAAGACGCTGGTTATGAATATTACAATGAAATAATATTGGTGAACAGTGCTGGAACGCTTCCCTTAAGGGCTGGTAAGGCCATGCAAGCAAGCCGTAAAGTTGGCAAAATGCATCAAAATATCTTGGTTTTTATAAAAGGCGATGCCAAAAAAGCAGCAAATTATTTAGGCGAAATAAAAATTAACATGGAGGCAGAAAATGCAGACTAAAGGCAACCATGTTATTGCTGACGTTTGGCTTAACGAATCTGAAATTCTTGCAGACGAAAATTTGTTGGTTGAGTTGAGTGAATCTATAAAGAAATCAAATTTAACTATAATAAGTTTCAAAATGCACAAATTTAATGATCAAGGCGCGTTCACTTGTGCTTGGATTTTGGCTGAAAGCCATTTTACCATTCATACATTTCCAGAGCGAAATTTTTTAAGCATGGATTGTTATACTTGCGGTGATAACGGAATGCCGCTTAAAGCAATTGCTGATGCAATGCAGTATTTTGATGTGCGCAAAGCAGATATAAAGGTTTTTGAACGTGGCGTTTAGTTTAGGCATTAAGCAAGTGCGCAGAGTTTCCAATGGCGTTTATTGCGTAAATCATTGTGCGTTTGTCGCCGTAGGTTTGTGCATATTTAATTGCATCTTGGTACTGCGTAAAGTTTTTGCGGGTACGTTTTCCGCCAAAGCCCCTCACTGCGCTAAACTCTACCGCAGTGTCAAAACAAAATTGCTCATGTGTGTTGGTGAATGTCATGTTTTTTCTCCTTGTGTAAAATACAATATACAAGCATAGAGGGTAATGCAATATGGAAAATAAAGAAAAAAACAAAGGCGGAAGACCGCGCATAGAATTAACAAAAGCACAAAAGTCAGAAATAAAAACACTGGCTGCGGTTCTTAGCACTGAACAAATAGCTGATTATTTTGGTATTGGGCGGCGCACTTTTTATGACATAATGGAGCGTGATGAAGAAGTTTCCGCACAATATAAAAAGGGAAAAGCAGAAGCCGTTGGCTTTGTTGCTCAAAATCTAATTCAGAAAGCCCGGTCCGGTGATTTAGGTGCGCAAATATTCTATTTAAAAACCCAAGCTGGATGGAAAGAAACGCAAAGGCTTGAAGGTGCTGGTAATGACGGTGAACACGTCTTGGCTTATAAGTGGTTAGATGATGGCGACGAGGACGATTAATTACCGCCCCAGAAAGCATTTAAAGCCGTATCATGCCCGAAAGCAGCGTTGGGCGGTGATCGTGGCTCACAGGCGCTTTGGCAAGACGGTTGCGGCTATCAATGACCTTATACGGGATGCGCTAACAATACCGCGCAAGAATGTTCGCGTTGCTTACATTGCCCCATATTACAGACAGGCCAAAGCTATCGCTTGGGATTATTTGCTGGAATACACCAAGGACATTGAAGGCGCAGTTTCTAACGCCAGTGAATTGCGTGTGGATTTCCCTAATGGTTCGCGCATACGTTTATTCGGCGCTGATAACTACGATGCTATGCGTGGGCTGTATTTTGACAGCGTTGTGCTTGATGAACCCGCTGACTTCCCGGCTAATGCTTGGCCTGTTGTTATTCGCCCCAGCCTTGCTGATCGTAAAGGCCGCGCCACATTTATCGGAACGCCCAAAGGCAAAAACGATTTCTGGGATATATACCACCACGCACAATCTGATCCCGCTTGGTTCTGCGCGATGTATAAGGCCGACGAAACAGGCATATTGGATGACGAAGAGTTATCCGAAGCCAAGCGCACTATGGGTGAAGATCGGTACGCTCAAGAGTTTCTTTGTTCTTTTGAAGCGGCGATCCAAGGCGCATATTATGCTATGGAAATGAAAAAAGCCAAAGAGGAAAAGCGTGTATCAAAAGTTCCGTATGATCCTGGCGTTGGTGTAATAACCGCTTGGGACTTGGGTATTGGCGACAGCACTGCCATTTGGTTTGCTCAATATGTCGGTAAAGAAATACGCTTGATTGATTATTATGAGAGCAGCGGCGTTGGCTTAGACCATTACGCTAAGGCTTTAAGTGAGCGTGGATACCATTATGATCGGCACATATTGCCCCACGATGTTCGCGTGAAAGAGCTTGGCACAGGTAAAAGCCGTTTAGAAACTTTGGACGCGCTGGGCATTAAAAACGTAGATATTGCGCCACGGCTGGGCATCGAGGATGGCATACAAGCTGCTCGTTCTATGTTGAACCGTTGCTGGTTTGATGAAGAAAAATGTGATCGAGGCATCGAGGCGCTTTTGCAATATCGCCGTGAGTTTGACGAGCGCATGAAGTCTTGGCGCGGTAGACCTTTGCACGATTGGACTTCTCACGGGGCAGATGCGTTTAGATATTTGGCTGTTGGTTATAAGCCTGAAGTCGAATGGGGCGCACCAATCAAGCGTGGATTGCGTGGAATAGCATAATGTGATAGGTTGCTAATAACTTTCTGAGGTTTGGTTATGGCAAAGATGACAAAAGCACAAATTGCAAGAGCAAGGGCTATGTCGGAGCGCCGGGGTTCTGCATATCCAAACGCTTGGTCAAATTTAAAAGTCATTAAGACGGACGCAAAGAAATCTAAGAAAAAACCAGTAAAAAGGAAAGCGTAATGGGCTACGGTAAAAAAGGTATGGGTAAGAAAAAAGGCGGCAAAAAGAAATGAAAACTGGTAAGTATTCTTCCGCAGCATCTTTTAAGCCATGTAAACGCTGTCCAATACCAAGTAAATGCGCAATGGCTGGCAAGTGTTTATTAAAATCGTAGGGCTTATTTATTTTCATGCGTACAAAAGCGGAAAAGATTGCGGCGGCAAAAAAGCGGCACGGGTTCACGGCAGTCAATAAACCGCGCCGGGGTGGCCCAAAGAAGTTTGAAGTCCTTGCTGTTGAGGGCAATGAAGTTAAAAAAGTAAACTTTGGCGATCCCAACATGACCATTAAGAAAAACACGCCAAGTCGAAAAGCATCGTATTGTGCGCGTTCTGGTGGTATAAAGGGCAAGAATAGCAAATTGTCGGCTAATTATTGGTCGCGTAAAGCATGGGACTGTTAAATGGCACTTTCAACTTATTCAGAGCTTAAAACGTCAATTGGTAGTTGGTTAAACCGTGATGACCTTACAGATCAAATACCAGACTTCATAAATTTCGCTGAAAAACAAATGCAAAGGCAAATCCGTCATTACAAAATGGTTGAGCGTTCTTCTGGTGAACTGGACAGCCAATATAGCGCCGTTCCGGCAGATTGGCTTGAAACCATCCGTTTCAGTATAACTTCTGGTGATGGCTTTGCCTTACAGCTTACAACTATTAATGATTTAATAATTCGTAGGCAAAACAGTAGAAACGCCAATGGAAGGCCTCAGTTTTATGCACACATTGGTGAAAGTTTTGAGCTTTTCCCAACACCTGATGCGGCATACATAATGGAGCTTGTTTATTACCAAGAAATTCCTGCTCTGTCTGACAGCCAAACAACAAACTGGTTACTAACTGATGCGCCTGATGCTTATGTTTATGGTGCTCTAACGCAAGCTGCGCCTTTTTTAGGAGAAGATGAGCGTCTGCCAACTTGGGCTCAACTTTATACTTCTGCAATACAAGGCTTAAATAGTTCTAGTGACAGGGCCAAACAATCAAGCGCAGGGATGCGTATTCAAGTTAACTCTTACTAATTTCCTAAAAGTAGTGTATAGGGAATTAAGATATATCTAGGAGACCAACATGAGCTTTTCAGACTATTTAGAAACAAAGGTGCTGGACCATGTCTTTGCTGGCGTTGCATACACTGCCCCCGGAACACACTACGTTGCGCTGTTTACGGCTGCACCGTCTGACAGTGGCGGCGGTACAGAGGTATCGGGCGGCGCTTATGCGCGTCAAACTATTGCCTTCACAACGTCTGGCGACACAACGTCAAACAATGCGGCGGTAGAGTTTCCGACAGCCACGGCCAACTACGGCACGGTTACTCATGTGGGCATCTTTGATGCTTCCTCTGCTGGCAACTTGATGGCATGGGCTGCACTAACATCATCTAAAACTATTGAAACGGGTGACGTGTTCCGCATTCCAAGCGGCGACCTAGACATCACGCTTAACTAGGGGCTGACGCATGGCCTACGGT